ACATATAATCTTCTTATGGATAAAGCATATACTGCTGTACGAAGTGATAGTGACCCCTCTATCTTTATTATCAATGATGTAGAGATATTTGAAGGTCGTCTGATTACTGAAACAGTGAATATTACAAATACAGTATTATCTAATCCAGACATTGATACACGAAGCCTTAAAATTACTGTGAATGGCGAGACTTACACTTATGCCTCTGATGTGTTTGGCGTAAAGTCTACTGATAAGAGATTCTATTTACAGCCCGAGAATGATGGGAAGTATTCTGTACAGTTTGGTCGAGACCGTTTTGGTGTTCAGCCCACTGTAACTGATTCTATTGTAGCGACCTATAGAGTAGTGTCTGGCGCTTCCGCTAACGGAATTGAATCATTGACTTTGGGCGCTTTTGGCGGCGCAAGTTCAATAGACATCGTAGTGACTCAGAATAGCGCAGGTGGTAGAGAAGCAGAAGACATTGAATCGATCAAGGCTTTTGCTCCAAAGGCGTCTCAAATACAAGAGAGAGCAATTACAAGAAGAGACTATGAGACTCTACTTCGTTCTCGTTTTCCTAACATTCAAGCGATTAGTGTATATGGTGGTGATGAAGTTGACCCACCACAGTTTGGTAAAGTAATTATCTCTGTTGATGTAGTTGGTGGTGAGGGTGTTGCTGACTATGAGATTGCTAACTTTAAGCAGTATCTATCTGACAAGACTCCACTTACGATTGAGCCTGTGTTTGTTGTTGCTAAGTTTATATTCGTGGACACAAACATTACAGTTACATATGATCCAAATAGCACTGTTAAGTCATCGGCACAGATACAGAGTGAAGTAGCAAATGCTGTTCTTGATTATCAGAATAGAAATCTTAATGACTTTAATAAGACATTCCGACAATCACGAGTTGCGGCTTATCTAGATGGTCTTGATGCTTCTATTGTATCGACTGATATTGTTGCTAGTCCAATCATTGAATATGTTCCAGACTTATTTGAACCAAGATCACCGGCATTTACATTTGGCGCACAACTTGTTAGACCTTATGTATTTGACGAGTCTCGTGGATTCTCTTCTTATAAGCCTGCTGTATCTTCTACTGAGTTTGTTATTAATAATACATCTGTGTCAGCAAAAGACGATGGTAATGGTAATATCATGCTTGTGACTTCTGGTGTTACAGAAGAGTCTGTATTTAACTCATCTGTAGGTACTATAAATTATGCTACGGGTGAAGTTAAACTAAACGATTTGATTGTAACAGCATTTGATGGACAAGCAATTAAGTTCTATGCAAACACTGTAAGAAAAGATATTCGCCCACCTAAGGATCGCATCATTGTAATTCGTGGTGAAGATGTAAAAGTAACAGTTAGACCAATGGAACAATAATCTATGTCATCAATTCGAGATAATATTTACTCTGACATTGCCAGTCAGTTTCCGACAGTATATAAAGAAAATAGTGAATTCTTTATAGCATTTGTCGAGGCGTATTATAAGTATCTCGATGAGAAGATGGATCGTGACATTCCAAAACTACGAGACATCGATACTACATTACCTGCATTCTTCATATACTATAAGAAGAAGTATCTTGCTGATCTTCCAATTAATACATCAGTTAATGTTCCATTTATCATTAAACATATTGATGATCTATACACACGAAAGGGTACAAAGGAATCGCTTGAGTTATTGTTCAAGATGTTCTTTAATGAAGAGATTAATGTATTCTATCCAGGTGGTAGCATACTAAAACCATCGAATACTATATGGGGCGGTGAAGAGTTTCTTGAGATGAAAGAAGTCTTTGATGTAGAAGGTTACCCAATACAAAGAGGTAACACAATCAAAGGTGATCTATCTGGAGCAGAAGCATTTGTTGACGATATCGTATTTGTTAACTTCTCGGGCTCACTCACCCCCATTCTTTATATGTCAAATCTTAAAGGTGTATTTGTAGGGGATGACTCGCTTGAAGTTATCTCTGCTACAAATGATGGAACAGAAACAATTATCAATGTTGGTAAACTTATTTCTGGGTCTATTTCTGACACCGAAGTATCTAAAGCAATTCGTCTTCCAAATCAAAGACATGGTGATAGAATTGATCTTGTCTCTAAGAGTTCAGGTGTTGGTGGTAAAGCCATTATTACAAAAGCGTCTGAAACACAAGTTGGTAGTATTGATTATGAAATCATTGATGGTGGATATGGTTATATCAAACCAAATACGACCGGCTTTAATGATCAGAGTGTTGAGATCAGTAATCAAGTAATTATTCTAAATGGCGAAGAAAGAACAGACATACAAAAGGGTAAGACCATTACATTCCCAGGTTCTACTATAGAATATGATGGAAGAGATGAGACACTAGCACAACAGTATAGTATTACGGGCAGTGGTGTTATTACTGAGTATAGACACCCGCTTTTGTTTATAGAAACAAAAACAGACCTTCCAGAATTTTTTAATCTTATGACTGAGTACTATCAAGCAAGTAATAGTCAAGGTCAGTTAGTTTTCAAAAACCTTCTCTTTGATAGTTTCGTAAACTCTTTTTGGGAAAAGGTTGGTAACGATGAAAACATGCTTAATATACCAGTCGAAAAATCAAAGTTTTTTAAGTTCTTGCAACAACCAGTAGAGCCAAGAGATAAGTATGGGCAAGGCTCTTACTCTAATTTTGTGGGCGCCCAAGAGAACTCAATGAATGATATAACGGCAATTGAAGAAAGTTTTCTTGGTATTAGTCAGGACATAAACTTAGCTGAAATTGACTTTTTTCAGACCTTCCAGAACAGTATCAATAACGGCATTGATGATGTAGAGTTTTATTCTGCGCCAACTGATCAAGACAATTGGTTAACACTTTCTCAATTTGGTGGTGTTAGTGAGGACCTGATAGCACAGCTAGAAAACGAAGCTGGCGATAGACTGCCAACAGTAGCACCTATTATAGATCATTTGACCTTTTCTTCGGGTATGGATAATGGTTATGTAGATGAACTACATAGTGGTCAAGTATACACCATTATACACCCCGGTAACATAATGACTGATGACGACTTTGCTAAAATTGGTGCATCGAGCAGTGTAGCAGGCACTGACTTTACATTCACTGATGCGAATTTAGGAAATCTGTCTCGTGGTAGTGATTTAAGTAAGTATGATGCTACATTCTCGGCGGCTAAACAATCTATATCTAAATTTCTAAAGTTCTTACAAGAAATTGATGTATTTCAGAATGTTACAATTGGTACAATACTAAGAAGACCAATCACTACAGTTCCAGAGTTAGTGTCTGCTGAGTACCCGTATGACGATCTTCCCGAAGGTTCGGCACATCCACTAGCAGGTCAACCAGATTACAGCGCATTTAATATTTACTATACACCTGCCCCTAATCTTGTAAAGGGTAGAACATATCATATTAGGAATATTGGCACTACCACATTTGCTGAGTGGACATCTGCATTTCCAGATTTATTAACAGCCACAGATACAGTGAACAGTACGCAAAAAGCATTTAATGTGCCAGTAATAACTAGCGATGGTAAACACCCGCTTCGTGATTATTTCATACAAGACCTAGGTGATAGTGATGCTGATGAGTGGACATTATTAGGTTGGAGAGCAAATCAAAATGGTGCTGGCGATACACCTGCTGTAGGTGATAGATATATTGCAAATGACGATCAGTTTAAACTTGAAATAACCGAGGCTTCTGCGGGTAGTCACTATATTGCTGGCGATGATTCTTACGATGCAACTGGTGTGATTTCTGAAAACAATCCAACCATTAAGATGCGTACTGGTGATACATTTACAATTAACAATGCCTTACATGCACAGCACCCTGTTGAGATTAGATTAGTTATAGAAAGCACTGAAGACGGTACTACTGGAGTTGCGGCAACAACAGGAGTTTCTGGTGCAGGTACTAATTCAGTATCGTTTACCCCGACCTCTGCAGGCACATATTATTATCAGTGTGAGAATCACGAAAATATGTATGGCGTAATTGAAGTATCCACTATAAGTGGAACCGGTAAAGTTATTAATATTACTAATCTCATTAATCAAACCGGAACTATTTTTAACTTTGAATATAGTGGAACACCAATAACTGGCACAGGCTACTGTGCTGATCATAGAAACATATATGCCGGAGATCCGGGCGATTCAACAACTCGTTATAGACACACTGGTGGTGGCTTGTTTGTAGACCCAGTAAGAGATGCATCAAACAATCCAATTAATACATTACCTAGTGGATTAACAAACACATCTTTCTTAGGTTTTCTTGATGGACACTATTTCCAACCAATTGATTGTCGATCTATTAGCCCGTATAACGCAACTTCGTCTTTTAGTATAACTGATGTCACTGACACAGAACTTGTAAGGCTTAATACCGATATTATTGGAGATCATTTTAAAGAAGTGTTGGAGTCGAGACTATCTTTTGATTCTACTAATGTCGATACTGCTAACAATAGACTTATAATTGAAAATCATCAACAAGCAGAAATAAAAAGTAAACATCAATTTACCGATGGAAATAATGGTGTGCCTGGTACGATAGTTGGATTAGACACTGATGACTTTGCTTATGTAAAGGTAATAGATGAAGATACGCTTGAGTTATACGAAACCAGATCAGGTAACGGCACCACATCATCGCCATATGTTTACAGCGACCAAGTTACATTCAGTTCAGCAACTGGTGGTGGATTTCAGCTTTATGCACAACAACCGAGTGCAGTTGCGACAGAGTTCTATGATCAGATATACAATACAAGCGGTAATTTAGGTGTTGAAAATATCGACACAACTTATGAAGACGCCTTTTCAGAAGTAACATTTACGATAGGTTCTGTTTCTAGTATCTTAGAAGACAACCCCGGTATAAACTATCAGAATGATGTCGGCGTTAGAATATTCAATGAGGTCATAGCGGGGTATGATTTAAAAGATTTGATTATTACATTCGATAACGCACCATTTACTTTACAGCCTAACGAGATAGTAACACAAACAATAAGATCGCCATACGAAGGACCTGTTACTGACACTGAGGCTGATTATGTAAATGGTGTTTTAGTAGACCCAGACGAATCAATTGGCGCATTGTTCGATAGAAGTGTCGATGTAAATGGTTTAAAGATTGCTGTTGGTCGTTCACGAGATAAATTTGGTAACTTAATTGTAACTAACTCAAATTTCGTTATACCCGATGAGTTTTCTTTGAAAGTTGCTAAAGTTGCAGAACTTATGGTAGACCCAACTGCATCTGGAATCAATACGCAAGCACAGAGAAAAATGATCGGTGTTATTAGAGGTGACTATGGAACGCCTCATGCAGATAAGCAGACTGCTTTGCAAATAATCTACTCGTCACCCGATTCTTATTTCAGTGACTTTACTGAAACGACTGGTGATGCGCCCGGTTTCGCTAATTACAATGGTTATGAAACTTTCTTAAATACTCATGCAGTTGAAGAATACCCGAATGGTTTTATTCGTTATCCATCTCAATCAATTGGAGATAGACAAATCGAAGAAGTCTTGGGTTCTCTAATAAGAATAATGCATCTACATGCTATACCTGGGGTTATTGATGGAAGCGATTCTGCAATAAACTTTGATCCAGTGGGTCTTAGTGAGCAATGGCAAACTACAGAACTATTCAAAGCAATGAAAGAAGCCATCGATGCAGATAAGTATATACCAACAGACGCAAATCTTGATCCATTAGGTAGTCCTGCTGATGCAAAAGTAGCACTAAAAGAGTATCTGTACTTTTTGAATTGGGGTATGTGGTCATTAAGTGAGTTCTGGGGTAGCAGTAAGACGGCAAATTGGACAGACGATATGCTAACTCCATCTGGAATAGAATCTAATAATCCATTGGGTTACGAATTGTTTAACAAATACATTAATCCAATTCTAAGTAGACCCAACTTTATACAGCTTCGATCTATTTTCCAAGATAACAATGCGGGTGTTTCTGGATATATAAACACACCAGTTACTTCATATCTGACTGCGAGTGAAGTACGAGACCTGCCAGCCTCTACACGACTCACAGTAGACTCGACATTCAACTACGAAGAAAGTGTCACATCATTCGAATTATTAGAAGAAAAGTATGATGTTAGAATGAAGTTCTTAAAGAGAGTGGGTACAGAGTTTTATTTCAGACCCGTTAGTTTCTTTGGTGTCGATCAGAATGCACCAATAACGATTAGAGCAGAAGATAGAAAAATCTTAACAATCAGAAAAGATCAAGAGTCTTTACCTATGGGTGCAAACGCACAAGTATTAGGGGCGGCAGAATATAGTACGGGTCAGGTTGAAGAGATTAAAGTCTTGCATACTGGGTATAAATATAAAGATGGAGAGATGGTTGATCTTGTTAATATAGAAGAAGACAGTCCAACATATAATCAAGTAGTTGCTACAGCAAAGATTTCTGCTAATGGTCAAGGTAGTACTGAGGGTAGATGGAAAGACACAAGTTCTTTCTTAAACGAGTCTTCTGCTATAGTTCATGATAATAACTATTATCAAGAATACTCTTATGATATATCTACAATGATTGATCCAGAAATATTTACACCCTTAGTTAAAGATGTTGTTGGTGTAGCAGGTACAAAAATGTTTCATACGCCTTTGATAAATAGTGAGAACAGCTTTGAAAGTAATGTGGATGTTGATATTGTAACATTTGATGTTGTTCTAGAGCCATTTATTGCAGAGGGTACTGGTTTTGTTGGTGATCCTACAGGCTCATTGGAAGCAGGCCCAGAGGGTAGTGAAGTTGGCTTACTTGTTACAGAAACTACTGGAGAACAATTAATTTCTGTTTCGACAGAAGAAGATGAGACTATTGTATAATGAGTACTCTTAGAATTACTACAGATGGAGACCCATACCCCGCAAAGGCTGGCATTGGCAGTACATCTGGTGTGCCTGTAAATAATGGAGAAGCTAGAAATTTTTCAAATCAAAATGCGATCAAAGATCAAGTTGACGAAAATGGCGCCCCGAAAGTATACAATATAGCATATCGTGGTGGTGGTGGAGGCTCTCTTAGAGATGGCGTGATTATAGCAGAGAGCCCAAACAAGCAAGAAATCGCTAACAATGAAATGGTTGGTATAGCGTTAAATGGTGTTGCAATCTATTCGCCGTGTGTGTCACAAATTACTACTGATATTGTTTCTGGTGATACTGAATCTTTCGCTGGGTTCAACTATAATCTACCAGAACTACAAGCATCAATCAGTGGTTTTGATGCTTGTGGTGGTTCTGTCGATGACGAAAATGGCGAATATAGATATAGAAGCGGGCGGTTCCTAGAAAACGGATTTGCAAATAATGAAAGGTTTTCAGATGCGAGTAAGTACTACGCAAGCAATCCATTTGGTGGTAGTGACTTTACCAGAACTGGTAATGACCCAGACGATGCGACCGTAACTCCAGGTCATTCGAAAATAGTTGGGTGGGCTTTAGATGGATTCCCGATATACGGCCCGTTTGCATACTCTAACCCAGTAGACCCCACTTCTGATATAGTGATTATGAGAACTGGATATGAAGTATTAGAGAGTCGTATAGTGTCTCCTACTGCACCAGACATCACTACATATCCTTTGGGTACATTTAAAGAAGACTGGGTTTATAATAACCAGAAAGCGAATAGAACATTGGATTTGTATAATGGTAGATTTTGCGTTACTCCAGAATTTAAAGACGGAACATATGCATATTTTTTAACATTTAGTGACGGGAGTACAAACCCGAGTAGTTTATCATCACCAAGAACTCCAGAATACCCGTACATTATTGGTAGAAGCACTAGACAGCAAAGAACTAGATAAAATTTGGAAATAATAAATGGCAAAAATTATAACAGAAAATTTTAAGATAGAAACAACGAACGAATTATATGGTAGTTTGAACGATCAAAACTATTATATAGTAGCGTCTACAACTTCTACAAAAGAAGAGTTTCAGTCTACACCCGCTATACAAAACACGCAAGTCTCTAAGAGGGACTTTATGCGTAGGGTTGTATTCGGTAGAAAAATTAGTACCGATAACGCAAGATACATGTTTTTAGAAAGACCTTGGGTAAAGGGTACTGTTTATGATCAGTATGACGATACTAAAGATGTCGAAAATCTTAATATGTTTGTATCTGTTAGAGAAGAGGGTAGCGGTAACTACTTGATATTTAAGTGTCTAGATAATAATAATGGCGCACAGTCTCAAGAGATAACTGGTACCGTTGACCCTAGCAACTATCAGATGGCTATTACTCAAGATGGTTATCGTTGGCAGTTTATGTTTAAAGTTTTGTTTTCTGAAGTATTAGATTTTAAAACTTCAGACAATCTACCATTACCTGTAATTTCAACTGGTAGTGGTGGCTATGGTGATGAGAAGGTTGTTGCCGCCGCTGAAGAAAACATTTCGAATATCTTATTAACAAATACTACTACCAATCAGTTTAATCAATATCTATTTGGAGAAGCCACAAGTACAGCAAACGCATCTGATGTTATTATAATTGACCCAGATAGTGCATCTCGTAGCGCATTTAGAAACATAACAGTATCTGTAACAGCAAAACCTGGTAGAACGATCTATTCTGCATTGGATGCATATAAAAATATGTATTTTAAGGCTGATGGAAAACTCTATGATGTTATTGCATCAGTATCTTCGCCTACAACAAACCAAATCACCCTTAGAATAAAAACTAGAGACATATTTTCGGCGCAACAAGTTTGTCAGCTACTTATTAAAGTTGCTGTGTCTAATAGCACACTTTCTGGTAAAACAGCAAAAGCGTATTTAGTTCTTGATGAATTTGGTACAGCAAAAAAAGTTGATTTTGAAACCAGAGGTACTGAGTATAAATTTGCAACTGCTGAAGTAATATACCCTCCTCTATTAAAAACTTCTGCTTCTGTTTTAAGCAACCCGACAACACTTCGTGCAATTGTCTCCCCTAGAGGTGGGCATGGTTCAGACCCGATTTCAGAAATGGCTATGAGTAAACTCTCTATTAATACAAGTTTTGTGGGTGGAGCAGTAAACGCACCAAACAGCAACGAGTATTCTATTGTCGGGCTGATTAAAAATCCAACATTTAGCGATGGTGTTAATGCAGATTCTTTTGACAATAGAACAGTTATAAGAGTATCTGGTGATCACATAAACCCTGCAGGCAATGTTTTAAATGGGGAAGATAGCACTCACACTGTTAGCACACTATTGACTGGAAATGCGGGCGGTGTTAATGATTACATAGAGCAATACATTAAAACTATAGACATACAACAAATTGTTGACGGTGTATCATATACTATAGTTGACCCCGGTAATATGAGTAGAAATGACTTCACTTCTATTGGTGCGCCAATTGAAAATATCGAGTCTGCACATGGATTTGTGTTTACTGCTAACATAGCCAATACTATTCTTGGTTCAGAAAAAACAGCATTAGTATCAACTGTTACAGATAAAGTAGATATTAACTCTGCAACATACGACTATTCTTTAGACATAATAACAGCAAGAATACACGAATTAGTATCTGATGGCTCAGATACTTTAATTAAAGTTGTTGATTATGACGGCGACTTTCAGCATAAATTCCAGAAAGGTATATTTTATGTTAAAGAAACCCCATCGTCTTCAGTCAGTATAAATAATAAAATAGCGGAAAGTATTACATATGGTCAGTATGAATCATATTCGGGCGATCTCTTACACTTTATAGATTTCACCCCTATACCAAGAGATCCTGGCAGAAACGAAACAGTAAAATTCACATTTGACTTTTAAGGAAAGAGTATAAAACATGGGTATCAACAAAGATTTAAATGTAGATCCGTACTACGATGACTTCGATGAATCAAAACAGTTTAATAGGGTTTTGTTTAAACCTGCTAGGGCTGTGCAAGCGAGAGAGTTGACTCAACTTCAAACTATTCTACAAAAGCAGGTAGAACGGTTTGGGTCAAATGTGTATAAAGAAGGTACAATTATAAGTGGTATCAATCTGACAACACGAGACGATATCAACTATGTTAAGCTAGATGATCAGGTGGGGTTTGATGACCCATCTCTTTTTAACGAAATTACTGATGAAGATGGTAGAACAAAAAGATATAAACTAGTCGGTAGGGATACTGGTCTAGAAGCAGAAATCATTTTAGGTTTAGGTGGGTTTGAAACACAGGCGCCAAATCTAAAAACATTCTTTATTAATTATCTTAAAAGTCAAATCCAAACTTCTGATTCTAATCTCGATATTAAAGAATTTGGTAGTGGTGAAAAACTAGAGATAAGAGACTGGAATGACAATCCAGTGAGTGTTGGTGGAGCAGGCACAACAGTTACTGTGAATGGTGGTGGAGCAGGCACTGATCATGTGGGTAAATCTTTTGGTATTTCTTGTGAAGAGGGCGTAATCTATCAAAAGGGTCATTTCATTTTTGTCGAAAAGCAATTTATTATTGTTACTCGATATAGTAATGTGGCAGGTCAATCAGCAACAGATTCAAATATAATCAATCCAATCTCTGTAGGTTTCACTATTGAAGAGAATGTTGTTGATTCTAATCAAGACTCTAGTCTACTTGATAATGCTTCTGGTTTTAATAATCACCAAGCGCCTGGTGCAGACAGACTTCAATTAGTTCCTAAATTGGTTTCATATGACAGCGATACCGCCCCAGACGAATTCTTTACTTTGATTAGATTTAGTGAGGGTAACCCAACCAGAGTTAGAGACTTTACTGAGTTTAGTACTCTAGGTGATGAGTTAGCCAGAAGAACATATGAAGAGTCTGGAAACTATGTCGTTGAGGGGTTAGACTCTGTACTACAAAAAGAAGATGGTCAAGTAGAAGTTAATGTTTCACCAGGTAAGGCTTATATTTATGGCAGAGAAGTCAGAAATGTAGCAAATACTCTTATAGATATCGACCCAGTTATTACTACCCAGTCTAACACAGACCAAAAAACATCATTTAGTTATGGTCAGTACATTAGGGTTGCATATAGTGGTAGTAACGATTCTAACTTTATTGATTTAAATTTTGATAAGACCGCCGCTGGTTCTCATCAGAGTTATGTTCTTCTGGGTAATAGTGGTGCGACCAAAATAGGCACATGCAATATTATAAGTGCTAGGCCAGATGTATCCACCGGGAACAATGAACTTAGACTTTTTGTATTTAATATAGTCAAGGTTCCGGTTCAAGCTGATGAGAACCTCACACACATAGCATTAAATACGACAAACCCAGCTAACTTTGACCCAGCAACTGCAACTAAAGTAGCGGTGATTCAAGAAGATGGTCAGGGTAGAATCTATGGCTCTAATCACTCTACTCTTATTTTCGATACTGGTAAGAATGGTCTTTCGTCTATCTCTGATACAGACTTGGTTCAAATTAGGCAGACTACTGCCACAGCAAATAGTTCAGGTGTATGTCGAATTCCACCAACAATTGATGGTCAGCCTATTGCCCAAAGTGCTTACACAATTGCAATTAAAGACAATGGTGGAGGCAATGCTCCAACACTACACCGAGTTACTAATGTAACTAACTATGTACCCACTGAAAACAATGATAATGGATTTAATGGAATCGATGTTACTCTTTCTGGCACAAGTGCCGAAGATGGCAACACATTTAGGATAATTTATCCGTTTTCGTTGACTAGAGATGTGCATCAAGATACTTTGGAAGAAAAAAGTTCTCGTTATGTTCAGTCAACTGTTAGTGGTGGCATCGTTCAACTGGGTGTCGCTAATGTTGTTAAGCTAGAAGCAGTATACTTGATAGATGGCGCATTCGATCAATCAGATAATTCGAATCAAAGTGATGTAACATCAGACTTCGTACTTGTAAACAATCAAAAAGATAATGTGTATGATTACTCTTATCTTAGACAAAAGAATAAGAGTCCTATTACCTCAGGCAGTAGTCTCCTAGTCAAGTACACTCATTTAGCACGAGATAATACAAATGGAAATGGTTATTTAACAGTAAATAGCTATCAAAACATTTCTACTACATTAAAACAAATTTTACCAGAGTATACAGGTAAAGACTTAAAATCGTATAATCTTTTTGAGTCTATAGATGCACGACCATATGTTCGTGATATGGTTACTCCAAGTCAATCTCTGTCGAATGCACAAACAGTTAGTAGTTCCGTTATAGATAACAAAGCCGACTTAGTTAGCGGTGGAAATTTACACTTGTTTGAAGAATCGCAAATTGCGTCATCGACATTTAGCTACTTCTTATCTAGAATAGATTCTGTTGTTTTAGATGAATATGGCAATACGCTATTAATTAAGGGTGGTGAAGCTGAAAGCCCAGTGCCACCAAAATTAGACAGACAATATGCTCTTGCAGATATTCTGATACCGGGTGGCTCAAACGAAATAAACGGCGACAATAGAATTAGAATAGAAGAGCGATCCAATAAAAACTACACAATGTTAGACATTGAACAACTTGAAGATAGACTGGATGACTTAACTGATATGGTTACTCTGTCAATGGCGGAAAGAGACATACAGAGTTTAATAATAACAGACACTGACGGAACAGAAAGATTTAAAAATGGTATTCTTGCAGACACATTTAAAGACTTAACTGGCGCAGACTTTACTGACCCAGAGTTCAATGCGTCTATTGATAAGTCTAAGTTTGTTGCACAGCCTGCTATTAAAGAGTTCCCTCTTGATCTGAAGATTGATTTTAGTAACACAGATAATGTTTCTGAAGATTTTGAAGAGTTAACAACACTATCATTTAATAGTGTAAAGAAAACAATCATAAATCAGCCATATGCAACAAATGTGCGAAACTGCGTGTCTAACTATTATAGTTATCAAGGTAGGGCATTTATACATCCTAAGTTTGTTTTCCATCGTGATGTTATAAAAAATCCTGTAGTTCATTTACAGACTGACATTGCTTCTAGTGTTCTGAATGCGGTTAAAAATATTCAGAAGTTTATCCCCCTGACTCGTACTACTAGAGGTAGACGAAGACAGACTGCTTCTTGGATTGATCGTGTACGCCGAATTAGAGGCGCACCAACTAGAGTTACAAACTTTGTCCAAAATATATCTACGACAAAACTGACTACTAAGATCAAAACACAAACTCAGCCTTTGGGCAACTTCATAACAGACTTTAGTATGAAGCCCTATCTAAAACAGCATGTAATCAGAATTGCTGTTAGTGGATTAAGACCAAACACTGTACATCACTTTTTCTTTGGTGGTAAAAATGTAGATGCTCATGTGAGGCAGTTTAGATATCCGTGGTACAGATTATATAGCAGATATTACAGAAGATATCATCGAAATGGTAGAATGCGTAGCAAAAGACATAGAATGGCTAGATATTTACCATATAGAAACTGGGCTGATTGGTACTTTGGGAGAAGAAGAGGTCGAAGAGGAAGATATGCTTACAGTACGACAACTGTTCGTACAGACAGTAGAGGCAACTTGCTTGCATTCTTCAGAGTGCCGGCAGGTAAATTCTTTGTTGGACAAAACAAGTTAGAAATATCTGATGTGTCTCAATATAGTTCTATTGAGTCTGGTGGTACTTCTTACGCTTGTCAAACTCACAGAGGGTATAACTTCTCTATCAGTAAGACTCAAATTAATAATACAACAAGAACTGTAGACTTTGACACCAGTACGACAGTTGTAAAAAGAGAGTTCCAAAGAAGAAGAAGAGACCCGATTGCACAAACATTTAAGATGAGGGCGGCTGATACTGGTAATGCCAACTTTGGTTATGTAAGCGACATTGATGTTTACTTTAGAAGAAAAGCGACCAATCAAGGCGTAACTCTACAGATAAGAGAGGCTCAAAATGGGTATCCAACATCTACGGTGTTACCAGAAGCAGAAGTGTATTTAGACCCGTCAGATGTTAGTGTCTCTACTTTGGGTACTGTACCCACTAAGTTTGAGTTTGATAATCCAATCAAACTGAAAGCAGATGTGGAGTATTGCTTTGTTATTATTCCAGATGGTAACTCGCCAGAGTATTTGATATACACATCCAAAGTCGGTAATCGCAGCCTTTCGAAGGGTAACACAGCAAGGTCTGTTTCTGTTACTAACGACTGGGGTGATGGTGTATTATTTACTTCTACCAACGACAGTACTTGGAAGTCTTATCAAGACGAAGATTTGAAGTTTAGCATTAACAGATATAGCTTCAATACAACTGGTTTTGCTGATCTCGTTCCTAACGATGTAGAGTTTTTAACTATTCGAGACAATAAAAAACTAACGAAAACAGATGGTACTGTAGGCCCAGAACTAATAAACTTTGAAGATGACGAGTCTGTATATGTTCTGAAAGATTGTAGCTTTAATGGTGAAGTTGGAGCAGATGGTGATTTAGATTCACCAGAAGTTATTACTGTTTCAAATAGTCAGTTAGCCTCTTTGACTGCTACTGGAAAAGGGTCTTTTAATGTTGGCGATTATATCATTATTCAAGAGATACAGGAAGATGATGCTACCGATGCTCCAAATAGAGTTCTTTCTCGAATAGAATCAATCGACAATACGACCTATGCAGACAACAATGAAACTGCTTTTAATGTAGACACGCCATACTATGAAATTGATGGTACAGAGACAGTTAGCGTAACTTTGGTTACTTCCGCTAAAGTGGAGTACTATGATCCAGAAAACCCAAGTACATTACATCTAACAGAAAGTTCTGCCAGAAGAGAGAACTATTTTAATGATAACCCAGTACATGGCTTTGGTGAATTTGAAGTAGGCACACTTTATCAGATCGTAACATTAGGTAATGGAACCCCTTCAGAAAATACTCTTAGTTGGAGAAGCGTCAGTGGTAACACTGGGTTACAGCCTGTTGTTGGAACTCAATTTACGGCGGTACGATCACAATCTCTAGAAGACTTTAACAACACCGGAGGCACGGCAAGACCACTTACTCAGGTTCTTATAGGCGCTAAAACTGGAGCAGAAGCAACCATTACTTCTTTAGATACTCAGGGTATCTCATATTTTCAACCACAGGTACAGGTTGACAATACACCGAAAACATCTTCTAAAGTAGATTTATATCAAAAGGTTGCTGGCGAACTTGTAGTAGATAAACCCATTACAGAAAATGATGACATTTATGTTACGGGTAACCCCAGAGTTATTGTGAGCAAAAGTAAACAAATAGAGAATGCGCCAGGGCAAGATGGAGATATTGTCGATGACTTTAGATTTAGGGTCACACTAGACAATGGTGGATTTGATGCAGTAAGTCCATCTTTAGATGATGACATGAGTAATCTGAATGTTTATGAGTTTGAAATTAACAATAGTATTTCATCGCCTGACTGTAATTACATCTCTAAAGAAGTTATACTTAACCCCGACATGCCTGCAGAGGGCCTTAAAGTTCTTCTTGAGGCGTACAGACCAATGGGCACAGCAATAGAAGTTTATGCTAGATTTGTTAAGAAAAATAATCTTGAAGAGAAGACTAATTGGATTGCACTCAACAATAAAAATTCCTTCCAATTCTCATCTGCAAGTAATGTAGAAGACTATAGAACATTTGAGTTTGATCTTGATGAAAGTGGCGAAACTGCATACTATGCTTTCCAGATTAAGATTAGCATGAGACATATGGCTCCGAATGAGTTAGACAACCCGGCCTTTTCTGGTATTGTGCCGAGCGCAAGTTTGTTCCCAACGATCTCTAGCTATAGAGCAGTGGCGGTAACATAATGAGCGAATCTTTTGTTCGATCTTCTAGCGGTTCAGGAGTTGTCAATGCTGATTTTGATGCGTATAGAAGAACTATTACCAAAAGAAAAGAAGATAAATATATAGAGGGATTAAAGCAGAGAATAGAGAAGCTAGAATCTGCAATGTCTAGATTAGAAAATACTGTTAAAGAGATAACGAAATGACTGCAAAGGCTGATTTACCACTAGTATCAAATCTTTCCACATTTGGACAATGGAAAGATTTAACAAATGATCTTAGAGGTGTGGCGCAAATAAGCGTCACAATGGGAGATAACGAAGTTAACAATGGGAATGTTGTTCTCAATGGTGACTTAACCTTGTCTGCGGCAAAGATATTTAAAGCAGACACGCTAAAGCCAACAGATAATGTCAACTTTTTACTTTTAGATAAAAATGACATTAGAGTTAAGGGCGAATCGGCAAAAGTATTTGTCAACTCTCTACAAGACTCCAGTACGAATGATACAGCGGCTACATTACAGTTTAGTAAGGGTGATTCTTATACAGAAACATTTTTTGTAAAAACAAATGCCGATCATACAGAATTGGAGATTGGTTCTGCTACCAAGTCTTTCAAAATAAATGGATCGACTGGTGTTATTACTTCAAGCAATGGCGCAAAAGTATCTTCTTCTATGATAGCAGATGCTCTTAATGGTATTGATCTTGGGCAGACCACAGCAGGTTTAGGTAAATTTACTAAACTAGAGTGTACTGGAACTGGTGGACATGGTGTTATTGACAATGTTGCCATCGGTACTAATACAGCATCGACAATCAAGGGCACTCAAATCAATATTGACCCAGAGATAAATGGAGATAGTTTAAGTACAGAACAGATCAATGCCCTAAGAGGCGATATTAATAACACAAGAATTGGTCAATCGTTACCACAGTCTGCATCATTTACAAGCGTTACTACAACCAATGGAGTTACTGGTAGTAATGGAGTTCTTGGATATGGAGATGTTGGTGACAGTAACGGCGACATAATTGTTGATGTTGATAACGCAACATTCAATGGTACTGCTACCCAAGTTAACCCCAATGCAGTTAGAACTGTTTTAGAAACTATTTACTCTGTAGGAAGCATATATATAACAACAGACAACAGGTCACCAGATGCAATAATGAACTGGCCTTCTTCTAATTGGGAAAGATATGGTCAGGGTAAAACTTTGCTTGGTTGGGATACAGGTAAAGCTATGGTTTCTCTAACTTATCAAAATTCGACTAACGACTATAAAATAGTTCTTCCAAATAGTTCGCATGGAATTAAAGAAACTGATACACTAGAAATTAATAAGCATTCTGGTCAAAACATTCAACAACACAACATTATTATTGCAGATGGTCATCAAGCTACAGTAAAATCTGTAGCGGGTGCAGAGATTGTAGTTGCACTAAATGGTAACCCTGTACCTTCTGGTGGAACATCATTTACAATTCCAAGTAACTCTTATGTAATACACAAGGGCTTTGGTACTGTAGGTAATTTGGGTGGGGAAGTTAGTACAGTATTAACAACTTCACAAATCCCTGATCATGTTCATGATAATAAAGCATGGCATGGTGAGCAGTTCTATCTATACAATGATGCTAACTCACCCACTTCACTACAGGGCACCAGCCGAGCGCAGGGTCCGCAAGGTAGTAGGGATGCTCATCTATACCAATACAGTGGTGGTGTGCATGGGTATGAAGATTCAAGTGGTGTTCATCAAGTAGATGTAGGAAAACCACATCAAAACTGTATGCCGTTTATTACGACATACATGTGGAAAAGAATTGCCGACTAACTCAATTATAAATATAGTATAGCATAATATCAAGGATAACAGGAAATGGCTAAAAAGTTTACCGAACTACTACCTATAGAAGCACTCACAAATGATGATATCATTGCGATTGTTGATGACGGCAGTAGCAACAGCAGAAAGATAACTGCCGAGCAGATATCGGACTATGTTTATAAAATTGAAGTCGTGGGCGACTCAACTAATCTTGCTTCTATTAAACAGGCTCTCAATGGTTCGAACAACACATCGAATGGGTTAAGGGCGTCACAGCTATTTCATCAGGGGTTATATAGAGACTCTTCTTACTTTCTAAACTACAATAATCTTGATGGTCGACCCGCTACAATCCTCAATAATGGACAGTTAGTAAACACAGAAAACTATACATCTCTCAAAACGGAAACGGGTGCCCAAAGAGCGTCTCTTCGTGTTAGAGATGCAAGTGGAAGTGGTGCTAGTCCCGCACAAGTAACCGCCGATCATATTGCGGCTGGGGTTATCAATCAGTTCTACACTGATACAAAAGTTAACGCTAGAATTGATGCTAAATTTGGTGATCTTTTTAATCAGTATAGTAGCACATTTGATGGCGGTAACACTCAAGATAGTTTAGAAGATGTCAAGGCTGAGTGGGTAACTGATACTAATAGTGCTACAACCTCTCAGATAATTAAAATAACAGACCCAGAAGAATTAACATTAAATGCTTACAAAGTTGGTCAAGTATTAAGAGTTTATGGTGGACATCGACCATTGACGGGTGTTCCAACAGTGGCATTGTCTTCGGCCCCTTCTGCCACAGTGAATGCAGAAAATGGCGCATTTATATTAAACCCTTCTGCCTCAAGCAAATTGACTTTAAAATACAAACTGGCATATTTTGATTTAAGAAATGGTAGAATCGGCCCCAGATCAACAA